GGCATTGCGATCCACGCAAAATGCCACGAGAGTCTCTCTTCAATCTTAGAAACCCTGATGGACTACTATCCGACCCCAGCAAACCGCGCCGAAACAGGCATAGACAGGTTCTTTGGCTCTTACGCAGTGCGCGCCCAGCGTGGCGGCAGCGAGCCAAGCAAACACTCGTGGGCAGCGGCAATCGATCTTGACGCAGACCGCAACGGGCTGCACACCGCTTGGCCGACTCGCGCACATATGCCGCTACGCGTCATCGAGGTCTTTGCGCAGCACGGGTGGATCAATCTCGGAGCGACAATTGGGCGCGACGCGATGCACTTTCAGATGACCCAGTGACCCAGTGACCAAATGAAAACCACAAAAATCAAATCACCGCCGGATCGAGAAACAATCATGCTCCAAGTGCGGCAGTTGCTGGCCGAGCACTTTGACTGCGGGGTTGTCATCGTCTCTTGGGAGGATAGCGGGGAGACCTACCACATGCACACAAAACACGGCAACGAATACGCCTGTCGCAGCCTTGCCGGTGATGCCGAGGTCATCCTCTGGCCGCTCGAAGACGACGAAGACGACGAGGAAGAGGAGGCCGAAGCATGAGAGCCACCCTTGAATTCACCCTTCCGGAAGAGCATTGTGAGCACATCTGCGCAGTCAAAGGGATGGATACAATTTTAATACTGGATGACCTTCTTAACGAAATCCGTTCTTTCCTTAAACATGGTGGCGGCGAGTTTCGACAATGGCGCGACGAAGAGGGCGACACTCACTCAGCCTGCGAGCACACGCTTGAAAAAGTGCGCAGCTACATTTGGGAACTACGCAAAGACAACGAAATTCCCGACCTGCCTTAATATGACCCCGACCAAAAAGTGGAAAAAATGGATGGCTGTTGGATGTTCCCATGGCGATCAAGTCGACCCAGAAGCTCGCAATGCCGTGCTCACGTTCAAGGAACGATGGAAACCGGACACCACCTTTCACCTCGGCGACTTCCTTGACCTCGCCGCCTTCCGCAGCGGCGCAGTCAACGACCCGAACTCAGCTGACCGAGCCGCGAGCGTCAGCGACGATCTCAGCGCAGGGATTGACTTCCTCCAAGAACTCCGCCCGCAGCATATTTTATATGGGAATCATGAAGCGAGGCTTTACAAACTGACAGCATCGCCCAACGCGCTTTCAGCGCATGCAGCGACTCTGACCATCCAAGCCATCGAGGCGGCAGCAAAGAAGCTCAAGGCAAAATTATATCCCTACAACATCCGCAGCTACGCCGAACTCGGAGGGACAAAATTCCTGCACGGCTATATGTATAATGTCCAAGCCATCCGCGACCACGCAGAGACCTACGGCAACATGCTGATGGCTCATCTGCATCGCGTCGGCAGCGAGCGTGCAAGGACGATCGACGGCGCGACCGGATACTGCGTCGGCATGTTGGCTCGCTTCGACATGGACTATGCGAGCCAACGCCGGGCGACGCTTGCATGGTCGCAGGGGTTTGCCTACGGCCACTACACCGACAACTCAATCACCGTCAATTTATGCGAGCGAAAAAAACAAAATCCGTGGCTATTGCCGCTATAGATAAGGCTTGGTCACAGGCATTTGCCAGCAACCTCGTTGAGGACGCAGATGCACTGCGCAAACAGGGGTGGAAAAGCATTCGCGACATTTCGAGGGAGACAGGCAGGGTGGAAAATACACTCTGCACATCAATGAGGGCTGCGGTTAAATCTGGAAAATTTGAATGCAAAAAAACACGAGTTTTTGATTTCGGCAAAGTTGTTTTGGCAAATTTTTACCGACCAATTGTTAAGTCGTAAACGCCCGCAGAGCCGCGCTGGCATTGGTTGAGAAGGCATGTAAAGCTTTTTCGCAATATTTATTTTCGCACTTCGCGAAGAATTATCTTTTCATTTTTTGCAGATATTAGAGGGTCTGCACATCGAACGAGGGATGAACCCTCCGACGAAGAAACAAAATAGAAATAGAAAAATGAAAATACTAAACACAACCACCGGCCAAATCGAAGAACTCACCCACAACGGATACGACTGCGACTGTGTGCCAGATCTCATCGCCGACGACTCCACAATAACTTGGGACGAGGCGACGGAAATCATGCAAGCTGACGAAGACTCCATCGCATGGTGGAGAGATTACCTCGCCGCCGACGCTGATTTTCTTGCTGCCAAAGCAGACCTGATCGAGACCCTCGACTACAACGAAAAAGACGATTTGGAAATGCTACTAAGCGACGCCATGTCCTGTGATATGGGAGACCAACCCGCCGCTGGAATGCGTGTCATCAGCGAGTGGATCGCTGACCTAATCCCCGCCTAAAAAAACAAAAATACTGTTTTTGCTATGAAACTCTACCTCTGCGAGGGCTATGACCCCCTCTTTGGACCGGTTCGCGATCTCGTCTACGCCACCTCGATTACCGAGGCTAAGGCCAAATTCTTTAACTTCTTTGGCATACCTTCCCTCAACACCCAAATCCAAAAACTATGAGCACTATCGAATTTTTAGTTACCTACAGCATTGCCGGCATCGCCATGTTTACCGGCGGATATCTAATCGGCAGGAGCAAAGCGCAAAGCGAAGCCGACCGCATCCGCCGCTGGTGGTATAACCGAGAAAACAAATGATCGCTCTCGACCCCGGTACGACCCACACAGCGTTTGTGCAATTTGACCACGGTCTGATCATTGACCACGGCCACCTGCCGAATGCGGAGATCCGCCAGATTCTGATCGGTCGCGAATATACAAGCGTGGCCTGCGAAATGATCGCATCCTACGGGATGGCGGTCGGAGCGAGCACCTTCGAAACCTGCGTCTGGATCGGGCGATTCATCGAGGTAGCACGCACGCCGGTGCGGCTCTGCTACCGCAAGGATGTTAAAATGTATCTCTGCGGATCCATGCGAGCCAAGGATGCAAACATCCGCCAGAGACTCATTGACATTTTCGGCCCGCAAGGGACGAAGAAACAGCCGGGGAAAACCTACGGCATCAAATCCCACACTTGGGCGGCACTGGCAGTGGCCGTTTATGCTGCCGAAACCAAAGAAAAATAGAAAACAAAATATGAAAGGAAAAAAACTAATTGAAGCAATAAAACTCGCTAAAGAAGGATTGAAATTACATGCGGGGCAAAGAGAAGATTTTAAGCAAAAGATAGAGCTCTTAAAACAAGAAATTGATTCCCTAAAAAGTAAAATTCAAGCCAGCAGAAAACTTGAAAGAGTGGAGATTGGATATTTATCAGAATTGGCAAAGCAGTATAGTGCAGAAGTCTCAACAGACTTCTTAGATCAAAACACTAAATGGCATCCTCCTTTTCCAAAAATGCGATCTAAAATCTATGGGCATGGAGCCAATGCAGAAACAGCCTATCAATAAACGTAAACAGCAGAAAAAAACTAAATATGAAAATAACAACAGGCAAACAACAACGCGCCCAGCGCGTAGTCCTCTACGGCGTTGAGTCGGTCGGCAAATCGACCTTCGCCGCGCAGTTCCCGAAACCGCTCTTCCTCGACATCGAGCAGGGCACCAGCCACCTCGACGTTGACCGTTGCGACATCAACAGCTGGAAGCAGCTCACGGAAGCATTGGCCGAGGCCAAGGCAACCGACTACCAAACTATAGTCATCGACTCCGCTGATTGGGCGGAGCGGCTCTGCGTCGAAGACTTGCTGGCTACCAGCAAGAAGACCAGCATCGAGGATTTTGGCTTTGGCAAGGGATGGGTCATGGTAGCGGAGCGCATGAGCCGCATGCTCGCCAGTGTTGATACACTGATCGACGCAGGCAAAAATGTTGTCCTGATCGCTCACAGCAGGATCGTTAAGTTCGAGGCGCCGGACGCTCTCGCTCCATACGACCGCTACGAACTGAAACTGAGCAAGCAAAGCTCGCCACTGCTCAAAGAGTTTGCGGACGAACTCTGGTTCCTGCGTTTTAAAACCAAGGTCTCGACCAGCGAGACTGGACGTGGCAAGGGACTGGGAGGCAAGGAGCGCATCCTACTCACCACACACAGCGCAGCCTACGACGCCAAGACCCGCAGCGGTCTGGCAGAAGAGTTGCCTTTGGAGTGGGCATCGGTCGCGCATTTGTTTAAAACAGCAAAGTCGGCACCGGCACCAGCACCCGAGCAACCCAAGGTCGTTAAAATCGAGGATTGGACAATCGAGGTCGCCAAACACGGGGAGGCGGCAACATCATTCCTGCGAGCCAAAGAGCAAATCACACAGAATCAGGACTGGACAGAGGCATCAGACCGAGTTCTTGCTCGCATCCGCCAGGATGTTCCTAAGTTCCTTGCAACCGTGGCAGCATTTCACGCGGAGGCGAAATGAAGGAGCTATCACCAAGCATGCTTCCGAAACTCGAGGGATGTCCCGTCTACGTCTCGCAGTGGACAACGAGTCCGGCTGCGGAGCGCGGAACCCGAGTCGATCGGTGGATACGCGACCGCATCCACATCATTATGGATCACGAGCCGATGCCGGAAGACGAGAAAGATACGGTAATGTGGGGAGTCCACAAGCTTCTGGAGTTGGCTGGCGACCACGACATCGAATGCCGAGAGACACACCTCGCCATGTCCGTCCCTGCTCTCAGCAAGGTCGGAACGGCGGATGCGCTCTGCGTGGACGGTGGATGGCTGGCAGATATTAAGACCGGACAGGTTCGGGACTATCTCGCGCAGGCCGCAGCCTACAGCTGGGCATGTATGGAGCGATACTTTGCCGACTACTGGGTAGCACATATTATCTACGTAGATCAGCGGCTTGTTCGCACCTACGAGTTCACGATAGAGGAGGCAGAGCGCATCACCCGGAGAGCAATCGACCGAGCGACGTGGGTGCACGCTAGGCCAACGCCCTGCGAGTATTGCGACTGGTGCGCGAACAAGGACACTTGTAGCGCGCTGGTTGTGCAGAGCAAGGCCGCGCTGGCTGATGTCGCCTCAGTCAATAACGACTCGCTCACCATCATCCGCGACCGCATCCTTGCAGATCCGCATCAACACGCGGACTTTGTGAGCCGATACAAATTCTTTGTTAAGGAATTTGGCGACCCGCTCACCGACGCACTGAGAGACAGGCTGGAGGCAGGAGATCAGATCGATGGGTGGGCATTGACCAAACCAAAAGATCGCCAATACATCGAGCCAGAGACGGCATTGATGGTCGCAGGTCAACTTGATCCATTGACGGCATTCCTCGCCGGAGGCGGCAAGATGTCCGCAGAAAAATTTCTCGAATTTGCAGAAGAGCTGCAAATCGAGAATCCCCACAGTCTGGTTAAAAGCGCCCCAGGCACAAAATCAATGCGCCAAACAAAAAAGAAAAACTAAAATGCCAACATACAAAAGCAGCGAATTAAAACAGGCCGGAGTCTATTACGTCACACCCGGCGTTTACAAAATGGAGGTTGCCAGTGCATCCGACAAGACAAGCCAGAACGGGAACGCCATGATTAAACTCGTGTGCAAAATCCAGCTACCGGACGGCTCAGCAGGCCCAGAGGTCTGGGATCATCTGGTGTTCACGCCCAAGGCGGCGTGGAAGATCGACCAATTCCTTGCATCCATCGGACGGGC